CCCACTCTTTGGGGGTCAGGTTGCGATACGGCGGGGGTAGACTTTGAACCCGAATCAAGTTCTTCGCGTCCACCCTCGTCTGAATCGGCAGACTCGCTTTCCACTGTTTCCGATTCATCGTCCTCCTCATCGTCAACGTCCGCCGCGGAAGTCACCGCGGCCGCGGTAGCCGCGGGCATAGCCATCACCCGCGGGCCTTCCAAGTCCATCCCCCCGATACGCAGCACGTTGACCCGATCCTCTAGCGGGTCGAGGCCAAGCAATCGCCGGTACTCGTTGGGCCGCACTACGCCCGCTTGCACGCCACCTAGCAACCTGACCGCTTGCTCGGCTACATCCTCTGGAACGGGATTGTCATACATAAACCACGCCTCACCGGGAGCGATGCCGAACCGGGGAAGAAGTTCCTCGGTGAGTTGCTCCGCCGCAGAGCGAATCGTCGGGTGAATCGTGTACATCATGTACTGGCGATTCCCCACCGTTGCCGATGCAAGGTTCGCCGCGTTGAGTCGATACACGCTTTCAGGTACACCCGCCGCGTCATAGGTACGCTTTTCGGACAGTTCTAAGCCTTGCACGTACTGCATTTCATGGGGTTTCGCCGTGCCGATGATGTCCGCATTCTTGACGATTAGGTACTCGCCGTGCTTCTGTACACCCGCCGCCTGCGCCCGCACCGATGCCCTGAACTGCCGCATCTGTTCGTCGGTGGTTTCGGGTCCAAGTTTGAACACGCCGGACGGGTTGCCGCCATTTCGCCAACGTGCAATCTCGGCCTGAATCGCCGCGTTTTCCGTGTCGCTGAACTGTGCGACGGATTCCAGCCACGAATACCCGCGTGTGGGCAGTTCAGGGTGTGGGTGCTGGCGAATGTAGATCACATCGGCGGGGTCAAACTCTACAATGGCCGACGTATTGCGACCGTACCGAAACGCACCGATAAGCCTATCACCGCCGATCACCGGCCACGTGAACTGAGGCCAGAGCGTGTACATTCGCGTCGGCGTGCCGTTGATTCGTTCGTCAATCCACGAATAAGACTCACCGCACGCTTGGCGGCAGAAGTATTGAAACCAGAGGTAGTCATGCCCGCTCATGTCGGGGTCAGGCTTGCGGAGTAGGTCAAGTATGGGGTGATCGGTTATCTCAACTACGTCGCCAGCATCCTCCGCGTAGCCGACGGACTTGCGGGTAGGCTTAACCTCATGCTGCCCACGAATGTAGTCTTGGTATGCCCGGCGCTCGCGGTCAGTTGTGCCGATGGTGCGTGATTTGAAACCGTGTGACTTCGCCGCCGCATCCGGCATGACTAGGCGTAGGGTTTGACCCACACACGCCGTAGCGTTAAGGGCACACGCTTGGTAGGCCGTGCCGGTCATTGCCCGTCGCATGAGTGCCAAGTTGCGTACGCTGCCATTAAATGTGGTCCGTGTTTGCTCGCGTTCGCCTACCAAAACAGTCGCGTTCAACCACCCTTGATCGGTGTACGTCGGTTCTACTACCGCTGGTTTCTTTGTGGTTGCACGCTTAGCCATTACACTTCACTCCATAGGGCATCCTCGATGAGTTCATCACCTTCGCCCCACCATGTAGCCTTAGCGTCGCTGGGTAACTTTAGGCTACCTGATAACGCCGCCGCACCCAAACTGTTGCCAACGTCGAAATATGCCACCGCGTATCGGGCCGCGTCCATCGAGTGGTCATGCTCTTTGACGGGTTCTTCCTTCTCTTGCTTCCCCTCTTTGGTCTTGGGGTAGACGTAGGAATCAACTTCCGCCAAGAATCCACACGGGCGTTTTGCATCGGCCAGCGTGTTATCTTGTTCGACCAGTGACCCACGCAGCACGAATAGCCGCGGCTTGCCATCCGCTTGCACCGCTAGGCGGGCGGTTACGGCTTGCACCCCCACGCTAACGGCCTTCTTCGCCGCGACGGTCTCGATGCCTTGTTTGAGCAACTCCGCTCTATCGTCTGCGTCATGATCGGCTATGTTGACGGTGTAGCGTTCGTCGGCGCTCAGGGCCTTGATAGCGGGGGCATGGTCGCTAACCGTCACCTTGGATTTGACGTACTCCCTGTACAAATACAACCTTCCGTCGGGGTCCACCGCCCACCACTGGCATACGAGGGGGTTAGTGAAACCGAAGTCGATGGTCCGCAACTTAGGCCACGCCTGCCAGCCTTCTGGCATCCGGTCGATAACGTGTACGGCGGGGTCGAAGTTGGGGTATACCAAGCCCTCGGAGGCCGCCCAATGGCCTTCGAGTAGCCTCGAGCGCCGGTGGCCAGTCAACATCGACAGCACCTGCAAGTACTCTTTGCCCCTTGGGGTCCAGTCTTGTTTCTCTTGGTCGAATAGAACCGGATTATCACGGTGTCGGCTGGGAATCCGCGTCATCTTCCCCGCGTCCGCCGCCCGCTTCAAGTGGTGGGTAGGTCCGGCGGGGTTGCAGTCGCAGATGAGTTGCTGGTAGGGCATCACGCCGTTGCGTAGGCGGGTTGTAAGTTGCTCTATCGCCGCCTCTGCTACTTCCGTAGCCTCAAATACGGCTATCAGGTCGTATTCGGTGCTCATGATCCTATCGGGGTTGTCCATCCCCCCTAGCACGATTTCGGACCCGTTGGGAAGCACGTAGGACGTGCGGGTAGCCCTTGACGGACCCGCCACCCACGGCAACCGCTCCCCCCGCTCGTTAATCGCCACGTGGGATTCAAACGTGACTAGGACCGATTGACTCATGGATGTGCGGGTATCGCGGACAAGTAACGCCCGCATCCCCTTGTATTTCATTGCGGCCAACATCACCTTTTCGAGCACGCCGCGAGACTTGCCGGTGCCAGCCGGACCATCGTAAAGCAACGCACGATCCTTGCACTTCCACATCAAGGCCGCACCGCCGTAGGGTGTGTAGTTCCTTTTCATACATCATCCACAGGGGCCGCCTGACCGTACATCTTGACCACTTCGGTAGGCGTGCCGGATTCCAGCCTATTCATCTTGTCCGCAAGCCCTACGAGTTCTAGATTGTGCTTCATCGCTGCGAGAATCAACTTAACCCCCGCCGCCTTGACCCGATCCGTTTTCGATTGGAGCAACTGGGCGCAGACGATGGGCAACGCCTCCACCAACTTAGGGTCGAGGGGTACGCCGCGTACGCTGTGTTCCTCCAGCGTCTTAATAACCGCCGCCACGTTTGACCGGACGTGCGAAGGGTCGAGGATTTTGGAGGGGAGGTCAGACATTGGTATAGAGTTTCATCCCAAAGTTATTCACACGGTTTTCAAGTTCTACGCCCTTGCGTTTGACTAGTGCATTTCCCGCGAATGGTTTGTAGTTGACGTGATGCTGCCAGCGGTTCCACTTGCGGGTTACGGTGACTATATCGGGGTGTTGTAGCCGCAACGATTCGGCCATCATCCACCGTCCGTCCATCGCCTTATCTTGCTTGTAGAGTTCATCCGTGTTGCCGCCCTTCATTTTCATCGTTGCTGTTTTCTTGGCTAGAAACGCATTGAAAAGAATGGTGCAAAACCCAGCCTTAAGAAAGCGTATTGAGAGGTCTGTATCCTCGTTGTACCTACCCCGCCACTTGTATCCGGTGCCGTTCTTGAGAAGAATGCACGAATAAATACGCGTGTTGAGTAAAAATGGCGGTTGTGTTGCAACCCTACGAAGCACGAACATTTCATAGTTCATGCCTGACATATGCACGTTTGAGTACCTGTCGGTAAACACTTCACATGCACAGAATGTTGATGCATCCCCCACTTTGATAATCTGGTTTTTGTTGTACCTGTAAAAACATTGGATGTTGTCATCAAGAATCCAATGCCGCTCATGCCCTTCTTTCTCCGAGTGTTCCCATACCCAGTTGCGGGCCGGTATCGACCCTTGCCCTAAGTTGCTAAAGGGAAGGGTTAGAATCTTCTTTGTGTCAATCACACTTGCGTAGTCGTGGTATTCTTGCGGCTCAATGACAATGCGATACGGCACCTTCATAGCCTCTAGTGCTTTAGAAGTCAGGCGAGTATCCGCCCGCCCTTTCGAGATGATGTAGATGGGGTACTTAGGATTCACTCTTGTATACCTTGTCAGCGTGTGTACATGGTTCTACATACGGATGCCAGAGATACTTAGTCTTGGGGGTTATCTTCTGCCCTAGCAACCTTGCGAAGTCTTGGGCATCCTCTTCGTTGGCAAAGTGAACGATGATGCTTCTATGTGGTGTAAGGTCTTGATGCTCATACTCCGGCATATCGACCCATTCATCTTCCGGTTTGGAGGTCGGCACTGGCGGGGTAAGGCTTGCTAGAAGGTTTTGTAGATCATCCTCGGTATACCCCGTCGCTTCTAGGGCCTCCTTCGGCAACGTATCCAACAGGCTCGCCAGCGTTTCGGAATCCCACTCCGCCAGTTCAGCCGTGCGGTTGTCCGCGATGGCGTAACTCACCGCCTCCACCGAATCATCATCGACCACCACCGCCGCGATATGCTGCCACCCCAAACGCTTAGCCGCTTCGAGGCGACCGTTGCCGGCCCGAACCACCATGCCCTTACGTTGCACCACAATCGGCGTACGTTGGCCGAACCGGGATAGGCTGGCGACGATGGCCTCCATGTTGCGTTCCCCGTGCTTGCGGGCGTTAGCCGCGTCAGGCACTACGGACGTGATGGGGATGGCAAGCGACCGCAATTGCTCCGCGATGTAGGCAGGCCCCCCCTTAAGCCCCCCGCCTGTTTGTTGGGGGGGGTCTTGAATCTGACCGTTTGCCCCGGTAAGATCAATCTTTCGTTGAGGTCCATTTGGATCTGACATGAGTGTA